CCTATCCGCGCTCGCGGTACTGAATACTACCGAGGAGACCCCTTCGGTAATGAGGAAGATGGACGCTCACAAGTCGTGGCGATGGAAGTGCGCGACACCGTATCTGCCATGCTGCCTTCTTTGATGAAGGTGTTTTTTAGCAGCGAGAACACGGTCGAGTTTGTCCCGCGTGGTCCAGAGGATGTAGACAGCGCACAGCAAGCTACCGACTACTGCAACTATGTTTTCAACAACGACAACAATGGTTTTATGGTGGCATACGCCACATTTAAAGACGCGCTGGTCAGGAAGTGTGGAATTGTCAAGGTCTACATTGAGGACTCGGAGTCGGTGCGAATTGAGGAATATTCGGGGCTAGATGACCAGACTTTGCAGATCGTCATGCAAGAGGGCGACGCAGATGTGCAGATCGTGGCGAGTTACCCAGACGAGAGTATGCAAGGAGCGATGCAGATCGATCCGATGACTGGAATGCCCCTACCCCCAGCGATGATGCACGATGTGCAGGTCAAGAGAAAGATCGTTGACAAGCGTATCCATGTGGCGTGTCTACCGCCAGAAGAGTTGCTGCTGTCTCGCCAAGCGATGTCTTTTAAAGACGCACCTTTTATCGGTCACCGCAAAATGGCGACTGTGGCTGAGTTGATTGGCATGGGTTACGACGAAGACGAGGTGATGGACTATGTTGGCTCGTCCGACTTGTACGACAACGAAGAAGCTCTCGCACGCCAGCCACTCAGCAACTCTCAGTTCTTAAACGAGAGCGCCAACCCGATGATGCAACGAGTCTTGTACATCGAGGGATACGCCAAGGTTGACTTTGATGGCGACGGTATCCCTGAGCTGAGAAAGATGTGCTTCATGGGGTCTGGCTACAAGATGGTTAGAAACCTGCCAGCGTCATACATCCCATTCGTTGAGTTCCCTTGCGATCCAGAACCCCATACCTCACCACTTGAGGCTATGTCGATCTTCGACATTACACGCGACTTACAGGAGATCAAGTCAGAAGTCATGCGTAATACGCTCGACTCTTTGGCGCAGTCGATCCATCCGCGCACCGTGATCGTTGAGGGTCAGGTCAACATTGACGATGCACTCAACAACGAGACGGGTGCGATCATTCGTGCGCGTGCTCCGAATATGGTGCAGCCGTTGGTTACTCCATTTGTCGGACAGGCTGCTTTCCCTGTGCTTTCCTACTTGGACGAGATCAAAGAAGGTCGCACAGGAATGTCCAAGGCATCTATGGGTCTCAACCCAGATGCGTTGCAGTCAAGTACCAAGGCTGCCGTGGCTGCCACAGTAAGCGCCAGCCAAGGACGCATTGAGTTGACTGCGCGTCTCATGGCTGAAGGCATGAAGGAGCTGTTTAAGACAATCTTGTTTTTGGTTACCACTCACCAAGACAAACCCCGCATGATTCGCTTGCGCAACAAGTTTGTGCAGATTGATCCACGGGGATGGGACGCGACGATGGATGTCAACATCAATATCGGTCTGGGCAATGGCGATGCGAATGAGCGCCAGATGCAGCTCATGCAGGTACTCGCCAAGCAAGAATCCATCTTGACTCAGTTCGGCTTAGAGAATGTGGTGGTGACTCCGCAGATGTATGTCAACACCTTAAAGAAGATCGTCGAGATGTCAGGAATCAAGGACGCATCGAGCTATTTCAACGACATACCAGAGGGCTACAAGCCCCCGCAAGCACCGCCAAAACCAAGCCCCGAAGAGGTTTTGGCGCAGGTGCAAGCCGAGTCTATTCGTGCAGATATACAGAAAAAGGCTGCCGATCTTGAGTTACAGCGCCAAAAGATGATCATGGACGACGACTTTAGACGCGATCAAATGAGTCAGGATAGACTACTTAAACAACTCGAACTTGAGTTAAAGTACAACACACAACTGAATACCGCGCAAATTGTGGCGGAGCAGAATGTCAACCGAGAGGTTATTCGAGAGCAAGGCGCGTTGGCGCAACAAGCTATGGCGCAAGCCCAGCCAGCACCAATGCAACCCATCAACCCACAAGGAATGGTTTAAGTGAGCAAACAAGAAGAAGATGTAAGAAAAGGCAAGAAGGCTGAGTCGCTAATCGCTGACGAGGCTTTCTCAACTGCTTTGCTGAAGATGGAGAACGATGCCGTCTGGTTTTGGAAAGATACGAAGCCAGAGGACACCGTGAAAAGAGAACACGCTTGGCATATGTTGCGTGCGATTGACAACTTCCGAACCGAGATTTCCAAAATCATGGACAACGGAAAAGTCGCACAGCGCCAGATTGAGCGTGAACAAAGATCACTTGTGTAAGGAAGTAGGCAAATGGAAATAACCAATACCCCTATGACCGTAGCTGATGCAGCTAGTGCTCTTGATCAGATGATGTTGCCGTTAGACGGAGAACAGCAGAAAACTGACAAGGCGCGTTTGACCGAGGACAACTCCGAGGTCGCGGTCTCTGTCGATGAAGAACTCGATGTGCAAGACGACGAATTGAGTGACGAAACGACAGAGGAACAGTCTGAAGAAGGTGAAGAAACCGAAGAAGAAGAACAGCCAACCGAGGTCTACACCGTCAAAGTTGACGGTAAAGAGGTCGAGGTCACGCTAGACGAACTTCAAAAAGGATATTCACGAACTCAGGACTACACACGAAAGACACAGCAAATTGCAGAGACCCGTAAGGCTGTCGATGCAGAGGCTAGTGCGATTCGTGCCGAGCGTGAGCAGTACGCCCAGTTATTGGGAGCGTTGAAACAGCAACTTGAGTCAACTGAAGCACCTGTCGATATGGATCGTCTTTATAACGAAGACCCCATTGAGTGGGTGAGACAGTCAGAAGTGATGCGCCAGAAGCAAGACAAACTCGCAGCCATTCAATCTGAACAGCAGCGACTGTCGCAACTTACAGCGCAACAAAGAGCACAGGAGATGAACGCTCACCTTGCGACACAGCAAGAAGCCCTGATCCAAGCCGTACCCGAATGGAAAGATTCCAAGAAGGCGCAGGCTGAAAAAGCTCTACTCGTCGAATTCGGTAAAAAGATCGGATTCAGCGATGATGAACTCAAGAATGTTTATGACCACAGGGCTGTCGTTGCGTTGCGTAAAGCAGCGCTCTACGATCAGATGATGTCCAAGCGTGGACAGATCAAGCCAGTAGTCAACAACGGTCCTCGCCCCGCCAAGCCTAGTGCAGCAGGTCGCGTCTCTACAACAACTGAAAGTACACGCGCAAAACAGCGTCTTGCAAAGTCAGGTCGCGTCAATGACGCTGCCTCCGCAATAGAACTTCTTTTGAAATAGGACACTCAAATGGCAATCGTAACCAACACATTCACCACATTCGATGCAAAAGGCATTCGGGAAGATCTTTCCAATATTATTACGAATATAGCACCAGAAGAAACGCCATATTTAAGTAATATTCGCAAGGAATCGATCAGTAATTCTTTGTTTGAATGGCAGACAGACACACTCGCAGCAGCAGCAGCTAACAAGCAGCTCGAAGGCGATGATGTGACTTCTTTTGATAGCGTTACAGCTACTGTGCGTTTGCAAAACTACGCTCAGATCAGCCGTAAGACTATCGTCTTGTCTGCAACTGAAGAAGTGGTAAACAAGGCAGGTAGAAAATCTGAATTGGCTTATCAAATCGCAAAACGCAGCAGCGAATTAAAGCGTGATCAAGAATTCACAATGCTTAATGGCGCTGTGGCTGCTGCTGGTAACACCACAACTGCTCGCGGTACTGCTTCTTTGCAAGCCTTTATCAAGACCAATGTGGATATGCAGACTAACGGTGCTAACCCATCGTATACAACTGTGCCTACTGGCGCTCGTAGTGACGGCAATGTGCGTACCTTCACAGAAACCATCTTGAAGAATGTTATTCAACAAGTTTGGACTTCTGGCGGTACACCAAAAATCTTGATGACTGGTCCAGTCAACAAGCAGCGCGTGTCTGGCTTCTCTGGTATCGCTTCAGCTCGTTACAACCTCAATGGTGGTGACCGTCCTGCAACGATCATCGGT